CGTGACCCGTACTAGTATTTTGTTCTTGATTTTTAAATTTTAAATTTTCAATTTCAAGTAATAACTCATTTACTTTGTAGTTATAATTATCTATATTATCGTTAACTATTTTTGATAATATTTTATATGTAAGATTTCCACCGATTAAAAATAATTCATTTTCACTATCATGATTTGGTAGATTTTTTACTATATTTGGTTTTATAATACTATGACTATGTAGAAAATATTCGAAATCTTTGCTTTTATTTACACAAAAACAATCAAGTAATGTACATTCCTCATATTTGCTTTTATGTTCATTATATCTGCCCATAATTCCTATTCTGCTTTCTCCTATTTTTACAACATATGAACCATTTTCGTATGTTTTAACTTTAATAATATAAACCATATTTCCGGCATTGTTAAATTGTTTGAGTAGAAATTTTTCATTATCTAATTCTTTTTGTTTAATTAATTTGTCTTCCATTTCTTTATTTTTGGTGGTTTCTAATTTTTTTAATTGTTGCGTAAGTTCGTGGCATTCTTCATTAGCTGTTTCAAACATAATAGTTTCAAGTTTAATAAAGTAATCATGAATTTCATTTGCTTTTTTTGTCTCAGCTTTTAAACAAAATTTTTTAAATGTATCTACATTTAACATAAAAGTTTCTTTGTTATGACCTCCTTTGACGTGTGGGGTTTGCTTTCCCTCATGGGAAAGCGATTTTGTATAATCTCTATTTAAAATAAAATGATTTTCTAATAATATCTTAGCTTTTACTTTTTGGTTAAAATCTAACCATTTCCATACATTATCTAAATCAATAACAAAATCAGTTTTGTTATTATACTTCAAATAGCAATAAAAACTTGACAAAAATAGCTGTTGTTCATAACTTGTAAAAATATTTTTAACTTTTTCAATCAATTTTGACTGGTAATTACCATTAAGTTTTGTAATGGGATTGGATTCAATCAGATTTACGATGTCGACGCTCATTGTATGCTATATATCATATTATATAGGAGTCTTTAAGTTGTTTTTTTGCTTTAATAATCAACAAGCAAAAGTTAATTATTAAAATAATAGTAAAAATACAAGACCATATATGGTAACAAAACAGCGTTTAATTGGAGTAAGCAAGGCCTCCCATACCGGACATGATACGGAGAACGTTGTAATTGGTAGCATAGACACGAACTTTGGCAGTCTTGGTGCCCTCAACGGTGGCGTTGGAGAGAACAAGCTGAAGGGTAGCATTGTCAATGCGGGAGAAGTTGCACGATCCGCTTGGTTGATGCTCTTCAGGTCTCAGAGCAAAGGAGTAGACGTTGATACCAGTGTCAGGGGTGTGCGTGTGGTGCTGGTAAGGCTGAACGAGGTCGAAGTAAGTTCCTTCGCGCTCAGAGAAGCGGTCCTGACCGTTAAGCTGGAGCTTAGCAGTGACAACGGGGTTCATACCCCAGCAGTGAAGGGTGAGAGAAGTCTGGGTAAGAACGAAAGTACCGGCATCAGATACGCCTGAGTTCTCGTAAGGGATTCTGCCGCTAAGACCGGGAGCAAAGTTGGGCTGATCATATCCAGTGTTAGTTGCACCAGCAGCATCGCCCTGCTGCCACCAGTAAACGTTGGAGACATCGATAGCGCCAGCTTCGTTAAAGAGACCAGAGCCATCGATGAAGGAGCCAGTAGTCTGGGCAACAGCATCGTGTCCACCAAAAGCATGGATAGCATTGGGAAGAGCATCGACCGCATCAGTGTAGTTGAAGGGCTGAGCACCGAGAAGCCTGTACAGAAGCTGGTTGCAGTCGAGAGAAGAGCAGTAGTCAACGTTCTGATCGGGCTGGACAACCCAGATAAGCTCCTTAACGGGGTGGTTAAAGTTGAGCTTAATCTTGTTGGAAGAAGAACCGACGGACTCATCACCGGTGAACTGAAGCTGCTCAATAAGGTACTCGTGGGGATTTTGAGCCATACGTCTGCGCTCATCGGTATCCAAGAAGACATAGTCGACGTAGAGAGAGGCAGCGACAAGAGACTGGTTGTAGGCAGTGTTGACGCGTCCACCAGCAGTGGAACCGAGAACATTGGCACCGCAGCTGAGAGAGCCGACAGCCCACAAGCACTCATCGATGGGACGAATATCGAGGTTAATCTTGACTTCGTGATACTGAAGAGCGATGAGGGGAAGGGCAAGACCGGGGTTACGGCAGTACCAGAACTGGAAGGGAATGTAGAGAGTGGTCTCGGGCAGAGCATTGCGGGGAGCGCAAACCTGACGAGGGGCGTTTGCCTGACAAGGACCATCGATGGCATTGAAAGAGGGGTCGGTGATGAAAGTCAACTCGGTGGTGTTGCCAACCATGGCGTGGTAACCAGGGCGCTGGTCGTTGGGAAGAGTAAGGTTGTTCCAGATGTGCATCCAGTCACCATACTGGCGATCAATGCGCTGACCACCAATCTCAATCTCAACCTGGGAAATCAACTGCTCACCAGGGAAATCGAGCCAACGAGCATAAACGCCATCCTGGTTGGACCCCTTCATAGACTGATTAATCTCAGGGAGAGTAACCTGAAGGTAGGTGCGGTAAGCCAAATCACCATTACGAGAAATGGTGCAGGTTACACGACGACCAAAATCGGCTTGACCGTTAAAAGTCTGCTCGATAGACTCCATCGCAAAGTTAGTGTGACGTTTGTAAGACACCTTCCAAAAGGTAATCTGAGGGTTGCCCGTAAGATAGACATCTTGGGCGCCGTAAGCTACAAGTTGCATAAGACCTCCTGCCATTTTTGTTTATTATAATATTGCTAAAGAAAAAAATTTTACAAAAAAACTTAATTAACATTTATAAATTAATAATTAATAATGAATAATGAATAACTAACAATAATTAGTACACAGTAATTATTGTTATAAACTAGTTGATATTTCTCCTAAAGCGATAAGAGGTCGAGTCAATTCACGAAATAATGTTATTCATGTTTGATTTCAAAAAATGTACTAAATATTCATCGGAGTATATCTCGGTTTGTTTTTCGTGCTTTCTCCTAAAAACATACTCGTCGTTCTTTTTTCTTATACTCCACCCATTTTCTAAAGTATTCATCAAAAATATCATCAAATATATATCATTTTTTTGTTCAATATTTATATCTAATTTGCCCTTATCTAATAGGCTCTTTAATGTATGAATACCTTCTCTTAATGGTATTATATCTTCCTTTCTTTTCATTGTTTCTAAATTATATGGAGCCTTAACTTGCGGATGTCCTGTCCCCGTCCCCGTCCCTGTCCCATTCGTAGTATTGCTGTATATTTTATGAATAATGCGTTTGTTTAAATAGTCCTCTGTTATAATCTCCGTTGTTGAATCTTCTAAATTTTTTAAGTAAAAAATTGTTTTCCTTTTTTTAATAGCCATATTTTTCTCTAAACAGTTCATAATAAATTTCATTTTATAGTATGTCTCTCTCTTAATATTCGCAATATCCAATGAGTCTATGTTTATATTCGTGGTTAAAACATCTGAACTAGAATTAATATCATGTGTTTTATCATTTTTAGCACATGTGTCTAAATTATTTGATAACATTATTTTATTTTTATAGAGAAAACATTAATGCATTCCTAACATTATTCGTATTTACTATTTACTATTTACTATTTACTATTTTGCAAAACCCCTAAACTCCCTAAACTTCCTAAACTTCGTACCTCTATATTTTACATCTTTATATCTTTACATCTTTACACCCTATCCCGCGATTTGATGTTCCTTCGATAGTATTGCATCATGAAGCAAAGAAAGTGTCTTGTTTTCACTAGAAAAATAACTGGGGTAAAGAATACTCCAATCTAATGTATCATCAAATAAGCTCAACTTTGTATATACATAACCCAAAAATGCACTACAAAAAAATCTCGACGTCTTCTGAGGATGACGGTCCTTTTTACAGTAAGCTTCTATCCAATCTGTAACAACAATATCATATGGTTTATCATATACAACCTTGTGTATTTCCTTCAACTTTTCATTATTGAATATCTTGTCGTACTCTTCCGTGTCTTTGAATTCGATTCTGCGAACATATATTTTTCCACTATATGTCGAAATAAAGTGCTCGTATGGAATAAATTGAACTCCGAATTTTTTTGTATTATCTTCCGGGTCTGGAATATCTGAAATACCCGATGTCCAGACATATGTGCCTTTTAATGGAACGTCTGTAAATTCGGGGTCTACAACAATCATACCAACGTGGGAAAAGTCACTCTTTGTCATAAATTTTATGAACCAACTAAATAGTCCCCATGATTTGTATTCAAGGTTGTCGCATAAAAGAATATCTCCGGTTTTTAATGCACTACTATGTTCACTCATTCTATTTTACTTTATACTATATCTTAAAATACTAAAATAGCTTAAAATACTAAAATAGATATAATTATTAATTATTATATATTAAAAAAGTTATACTTATAACAATATAGTAAATATATAAATATAGATATATAGATGCCATCTTTTAAACATAAAACGAATAAAAAAATTTTTGTAGACAAGAAACGAATAATGACGCTAGATAGTGTTCATCGCGAACTACAGTGCGAATTTAACATCATTAATAGCGAAGTGTTACCTACATTAATTCGTAGAAAAAACGAAATAGTGAAACGGTTGAATGACTCTGAAATTATATTGGAGGTGAATGATAAAATAGAGCTGCAAGATTCTTTGTACGATATTAAAGAGGAAATCTATAAAAATAAGAAGAAGATTAAAGACTATTACTTGAACAACAGCAGATTTATTTTCGATTATTTTGAAAACAAAAAAGAAATTACGAATGGTACAAATAAAACAACGATTCTTAATTCCTTTTTCAAAGTAAACGATAAGACGTTTGATGAAAATGCATTGACGCGTGCAAATGACAATAATGTTCAGAAGTTTTTTACAAATCTCGACCAGACATTTATCAACATAAACGACTATACGTATGCCACCGATATATGTCAGTCCTGTAACAAGGGCGAAATGATTCCCGTCGAACATGAGGGGATTATGGTATGTAACATATGTGCTAAACAAGTTACCTACCTTATCGAAAATGAGAAGCCGTCTTATAAAGAACCGCCGAAGGAAGCGTGCTTTTATGCATATAAAAGAATCAACCATTTTAAAGAAATTCTTGCCCAATTTCAGGCAAAAGAAACTACGCAAATCCCGGAAGAAGTTCTCGAAAATATCAAGCAACAACTTCATAAAGAGCGCATCCCTCTTTCAAAATTTACGAATTCTAAAGCGAAAGAAGTGCTTAAAAAATTGGGTTATAATAAGTATTACGAACATATCCCCTTTATTAAAGATAAACTTGGTATTAAACCGCCG